GCTGCAACGATCACAGATACGGCTGGGTCAAGTCCTAACTCATTACTGGTCAAGAATGTTAATAGCGATACCAGCACACCTCTAAAGTATGATTTTAGTATTGCCTTCTGCTTCTTACTTAGCTTCATATCTTGCCCCCTATTAGTGGTATGTCAAACGGCCTAGCATCTTGATCGCCTAACTTTGTAAAGCTGATGTGCATGTGGTGCTCATGTTTGTTAAAGCCTTTATACGACCGCCAAGCCCAACCCTTTTTACTACTGGCTATGCGTGAGTTATGTATTACATAAGATATGCGTTTATCGGTTTTACCGCATTCTCTGATTTGGTCACTAAGATATACGCTGAGCCCCTTTTGCTTAGCCAAGTCAATATCAATATCAATGGCTCGTACACACCCATCGGTGTCTGGGTTATGATCTGATTTGGTAGTGGCATGGCGACTATCACCCACCCACCCATCGCTGGCAGTATCCCGATCTGGATACCAGGTATCAATTTGATCTCTTAACTGCTTAGCAGCTTTAGAGAGCCAGGGTGTGATCTGCATTTGTGCAATCCCATAAGCACTTGTCATTGACAACAGCCTCATCATGGCACTTAGGCGGTATAAAACCATCTCTCACCTCATCATAGGTATAACCAATACCTGCATAGTTAAATCTAATTCGGTTGTTATAGCTTGTGCGTTTACAAGTTTGACCTCTAAAGTTTGCATACCAAGTTTCCGTATCTAAACCTTCTATGGTTTCTGTTTCATGGATACCAGTAATCACCTCAGTAACTACATTGTTATTATCTAAGAATGCGTAATGTGCCATTATGCCCAACTCACATTTCCAGTACCAGCAGTTATTGTGGTTACTTTGTAAGATCCATCTGTTGCAGTAGTTCCTGTTAATCCTGCGCCAATAGTAATTACTCCACTTGCGGTTAAATATTTAAGAATAACTACACCTGATCCACCAGTACCACCTGTGCCACCGCTGCTAGTATTTGTGCCAGCACCACCAGCACCGCCTCCTAGATTTGCAGTTCCTGATGTTCCAGCATGTGATCCGCTACCAGTTCCACCAGCACCGCCACCGCCAGTACCACCTGCACCACCAGTTCCAGAAGTATAAGTACCACCACCACCGCCACCTGCATACGTCACAGCTGATCCTGTAATTGAATTACTTAAACCATTACCACCATCGCCACCATTAGTAGCACCAGCAGCACCAGCAGCACCAGCACCGCCACCGCCACCTGCTTTAAGGCTAACACCTGCGCCACCGTTATTACCTTGACCTATTGGAGATGCACTTCCAGCAGCTTGACTATTTGCACCTTCACCGCCACCACCAGATCCACCATTACCGCCGACCATGCCAGATGGACTTGGACAGCCACCACCGCGACCGCCACCTGTGCTGGTTTCTGTATTAAATACGCTGTCAGATCCATTACTTGCACCACTTGAATTGAAAGTGCCGGGTGTACCACCTGCGCCAATAGTTACTGTGTAATTTGTTGAGAGTGATGCGCTAAATGGTGATCCACCAACAGATGTTTTATATCCACCAGCACCGCCACCAGCACCGACAAAGTCATTAGTGCCAGTTGTACCACCACCACCGCCACCTGCCACTACTAAATAATCAACAGACACACCAGAAGGAACAACAACCGGACTACTTAATGAACCTGCTGTTAAATTACCAATCATTATGCAATTCCACCTACTACATACCAAGCATTAGCAGCAGTTTTAATACATGCTGCTGATTTATATTGTGCAAGTGTTGGAGATGCTGCTACCGCGCCAGCACTTAATACTGTTGTAGTGCCAGGAGTTACCGCACTAATTGTTACTGCACCGACACCAATACTTAATACTGTAATAACTGTGCCTGTTGGAAATGGGTAAGTAGCATCTGTTGGGATCTTAAATGCTATCGCTGTAGCTTTATTCATAGGTATTAACTGTTGATACTCATCACCAGATGCAGCTGTGTAATCTACTGTCTTAGCGGTTTGTACTGTAAAGGCTGGTAATGAATTAAAAATTGTACTGGTGAGAACATCACCGGTAACTACTGGAAAAGTTGGCATTATATCTCCTTAATAAGATAAGACGTCTTCGTCTATGACACCGTAATCTACGTTGCCTATTATAAACCCATCTATGATATTTTCTAACGTTGTAAAGACAGTTTTGAAGCTATTTGGCGTAATCGTGTTTGCTACCCCAAAGATCTGCAGGGTTTTCTCTAATACCGATCCACCGGGTTGGGTGGTAATAACTGTGATCGGATCAAAGAAGTCTAAGTCTAGGGCTGCAATTATGCCTGTGTTGTAGTTCTGGGTGTATAAATCAAGCTCTACTGCATCGCATCTGATACTTGTCTCGGCACGTGAGGCGGTGTAAGCCCTTGCATAATCTAGAGCTACTGCATCGGTCTGCATTAATAGATCCTGCAGGTTATAGGAATGTAAAAAGTACTTGGCAATAGAGGCAGCATTAGTAGCTGTTTGAGGACTACCGCCTGTTCTGCTAACTGTCGCAGAGTTAAAGACTAAAGAGTCATTTAGTATCCATGTCGCATTGGCATATTTGATGCCTGAACCATCATCGGCGAATACTGTAGGAGTAGCACCAATAGATGAAACGGTCAAAGCCCGGTCTTGGAATGTAAAACTACCAGTAGCGTCTATGTATAAAGCACCATACTCTGAGTCGGTCACAGTTTGCATAGCTTGTAGAGAAGTTCTCGCAGTGCCGGGATCTGCTTGCACTGTAGTTAGCCCCGCATCAATGTCACGCATGGTTGCTGGCCAGTCTATTTCATCCAGAATTTGATTAATTCTTGTGCCAGATAAATCGCCAGCGGTAGCACCGGTAACAGTAGAGATCTGTGCAAGGTTACCTAATCTAAAAGCATCAACGGCCGTAATGGTTGTAAAGGCAACCTCTGTGGCATCTGCGGGCTGAGTATTAACGTATGAGGTAATAAAGCCAGAGAATATAGGATATGTTACTGATGAGTAGGTAGCAGTTATCTGTACTTTTTTCATTGGTGTTAAAAGAGGCCCATAGGGTGACCCTGGGTTGAGGGGATTGAAGTCCCCATTTTGATCTATGATGCGTAAAGTAAGTTGGCCTGTCTGAAATTGATCGGACAAGGCACTACGGCCTCGCTGAGTCTTAACATAATTAACTTGATTACTAACATCTACAATTACGGCCACAGCATCGGCAAACACGTTTACACCGATCTTGCCTATATCTATCTGCATAGCCTGAGCAGTTGCCGGGCCAGTAGAGAAGTTTAGTATTGCATTGATTGTAGGTACGGCCATTAGTTATCCACCTTTGATGCCGCCGTTATACAGCTGTGACTTACCATCTCTCTGGTTAATTAAGAATGAGTCATAGAATAATTGGCCAAGGGTATCTGTGTTAGGGGCTAACTCTAGGGTTACGTTAGTGGCGTATTCACCACGTTGTACTGCGCCCATAACTACAGATGATTGAGCCATGCTAGGAGATGCTACAGATCCAATAGCACTTGCACTAGAAACAGGCACGTTAGTAGCATATTCACCACGTTGTACGCCGCCCATCTTAAATGCTGCAGCTAGAATTGCACTAGCAGCTACTGTAGTACTTTCTGCTAATTTATTAACTGCTTGTGCTGCGTTTAACTCAGCTAAATACTTCTTAGCCAAAGCCTCATTATTGTCTAGGATTGCTAGTTGAGATCTAAGTCGTAGTTTAGTTTCCTCATCGGTGGCAGAGTTAAGAGCTGCAGTTAGTCCTATGCGCTCTACATCAAATTGATCTTTAAGTTTATCTACGGCGGTCTTAGCCTTAAGTTGAGCATTCTCCTGTGTGCGTAAGGTAATTGCTTCTTTAATCTTTTTCTTTTCTTGTAGTTTTGCTATTTCGACTCCAGCACCAGAGCCTAAACTATAAGTAAAATTGCTTGTCTTTTGTTTTCTGCCTAAGACCTTAGCAACAAATCCAAAGACGGCTGCATCTAATGCTGCTAGTTTTGTAGCAAGGCCAGTTAGTAAGTTAGAGAAACCACTTAAACTATTGTCATTACTTAATAGGCTTAGAGAGTCTAATAAACTACCGCCTATAATCTCACTAGCACTAGCAGAAGCTACTTTTAATTGATCCATCTTGCCAGCGTAGGTAGTT